GGTGGTGCACCTCAATAAGTAAAGGATCAATAAAATGCCCACAAAGCCTGGAAGGTATGGAAAAGCTGTAACCAAGGCAGTGACAAAGCCTACGACCAGAATCATTAAACGCAAGCCCAAAAAAACTGTTTCGGGGTTGGCCCGCAATGCAGCGGCCAGCAATCGAAGCCGTAGAGCAAAGCGAGGGAGGTAGTTATGTCAGCAGGCTCGTTGATTACAGATGGAGTCCCTAAAAAAGCCAAGCGAGTAACAGGTGAAAAGAAGCAAATGAAAGCGTTGAAGGATTTGCAAGATGTCAATAAGGCCATCGAAAAGAGACAAAAGACATTGGACCAACGCTTTGAGGTGTCCAGCAAGTTATTTGACAAGCGTAGGAAACTTCAAGAGCAACTTGGCATATAAATATGGACGACTATTTTGAGCGACTGAAGGAACAGAAGCAGGCCTCCTTTAAAATAGCGAGCGATCGCTTGAAGAGTCGAATGCGCCAGCGCCATACCGAATTACAGACGGCGAAGCCACTACCTCGGTACTTATTGAGGGCATTGGAATCGGCTGATCTTGGGAGAATTGAGGCTTGTATTGACAAGGCGATGGGTGAGGGATGGACCGAAGAGGAAATGACCTTATCCCTAGATGTCATAAAGGCTCACGTTAAAAGTATTGTTCAGCGATAGTTTACCGGAACTTTAAACCGGGGGCCATTTGGCCACACTCTAAACACCATTTGAGAGGTAAAATCATGGGCGAAGAAAATGCGGATACAAAAGACAAGAAGGATGAAGCCGAAGGCAACGATGACGACGGCAAGCCTACCATAACCCTGGATGAAGGTGACGGAGACGGAACCGATGAACAGGAAGGTGAAGGCGAAGGCGAAGAAGGCGATGATTCGGAAGGTGATGATGATTCCGGCGAAGGCGACGGTCAAGCCGGAGACAAAGACACCGATGAAGTCCAGATTGTTCGTGAAGGGGAGACGCAAGCCCCAGCAGGTACGCCAAGAGGGTTTTTAAAGCGAATCAACAAGTTGAATGGAAGGGTTGATGCGGCAAAGGGTGAGACAGACCAATTCAGGGAACGCAATCTACATTTAGAGGACATCAATAAGGTCCAAAAGATGAGGATTGAGCAACTGGAAGGGGCTGGACCACCCACACCTTTAGTTAAACCGGATCCGGAGAAATTTGACGAAGGTATTTATGATGACGGCTACATTAAGGCGTTCGATGAATATCAAGACAAAAAGCTGGATGCCCGATTTGATGAGAGGATAGCCAAACAATCCAAGCAGTCCATCGTGACCAGTGACCAATCGGCGCTGGCTCTGAAACTTCGCCAACGACAAGAAGCCCATATTGAACGGGCTCAAAAGTTGAAGGTGAAGGATTATGAAGAAACGGAGGATGTTACGCTTTCCATTATGGGTCATGATAAGGTCAATCACATTATCTTGGCATTGCCAGATAAAACCGAGCTGATCATGTACTACCTGGGCAAAAACCCGGACGTGGCTCATAAATATTCAGCTATGTTGGAGACAGAACCCATCAGGGCGTTAATTGAATTGGGCGGGATTTTATCTGAGATTAAGGTAAAGCCCAGCTCAAAGAAAACCCGGAAAGAGCCCGATGAAGATTTGGAAGGTGGCAATCTGCCAACCGGAAAAAAGAAGCGGGGTCCGAAAGGGGCAACCTTCACATAAAGGACCAAGGGTATGAGACCTTGGTGTTTGCATAATGGCTAATTCATTTGAAAGCAATTTTACTCGAATGCTGGCACGGGTGTTCTTGGAGAAATTTGAGTCCGCAAGGGTTCTCTCCAAGAATGTAGACACCCAGTTGCTGGCTGGTAAATTTGCACCCAATACTGGGGACACCGTGGACTTTAAACGGCCCACGGACTATGTCAGCCGACGTACCGCAACTGGTGATGTTTCTTCCGGTGCTCTGAAATCGGACATTATCACGGGTAAGGCTTCTGGTGTAGTCCAGGATTATTTCACTGTCTTTGTCGATTATGACGAAGCAGATGAGGCGATCAAGATGGACCAGTTGGATCAGTTACTGGCTCCGATGGCCACGCGTATTGTTACGGATATGGAGTTAGATTTTGCGGCATTTATGCTGAAAAATACTGCTCTGGTTACCGGAACAGTAGGCTCACCCATCTTAACCTGGGATGATGTTGCAGCTGCTGGTGCATTAATGGCGGCCGCAGGTATTCCTTCAGATTCGATGTGGAATTATGCATTGAATCCGTTTACTCAAAGGACTCTGGCATCTGATCAGCGTTCGTTGGGTGCAGGTGGAGTTGCTGGCGGTCTGATTGATTCAGCCCATAAACGGGCAATCATTACCGACAACTTTGCTGGTATGAAAGTGATGATGGCTACGACCTTGGCATCATTTACTACGCCAACCACTGGTGATGTTGTAGGAGCAATGAACGGTGCACCAGACGTCACCTATCTCACGGCGAAGGATACCATGACCCAGGTATTAGCGGTCACGGGCTTCGGCGCCTTTGGTGGTGTTGTACCGGCAGGTACGGTTCTGGAAATCACCGGTGTTAACCGGTTGAACTTGAATACGCGACAGCCCATCATTGATGAGTTGGGAGCCAATGTTATTTGGCGATGCGTAGTTCAAACCGATGCCACTCTGGCAGGTGGTGCTGGTAACATTACCGTGACTGGCCCAGGTATTTTTGAAGTTGGCGGTCAGTACAACACCACGGATGTGGCTATTGGTGCGGCTAATGTGGTGACCATTCTCAACGCCGATGCTACCCTGTTCCAGCCAAATGTATTTTGGCATCGACAGGCGTTCGGTATCGGTTCGGTTCCAATTAAGAAATTACATTCCACGGATACGCTCGCAACCACGGAAGACGGGATGCAAATGCGTGTTTCCAAAGGTGTGGGATTTCTTGAGAATAACCAGAAAGTCCGGTTTGATTTTCGACCGGCTTATGCGGCATTCAACCCATTCTTTGCAGGTCAAGGTTGGGGAACGCCGTAATCTAAATTGGATTGGTTCCTGTCCTTCGGCTAGCATGGGGCAGGAGCCTTCCCTTTAACCCTTGAAGGGGGTCTTATGAAGTGGAAAAAGCCGAGTGGAATTATAATTGAAACCAACGAGGACGATGCAACCATTGATAAATGTGTTTCATTGGATTGGGAGCCGATAGAAGATAGCGAGGGCAATGCGATAATCCCGGAGCCGGAAGATACCGACGCCGATGGCCAAGACAACCCGCCGGACGTGGAAGCGGAAACGCATGAAATTACTCAAGATGAAATGCCATCACAAGGCGAATTGCTATGAAGTGGAAAAACCCAAGGGGGGAAATCACGGAGGTTCCAGACGATGAAGCCAAAGAAAAACATTTAATCTCCCTTGGCTTTGAGAAAGTTGGCGACGTGTATGAAATACCTGCCCGAGAGGAAAAACCACCTGTCGCCGATGTCCCAACCGAAGTGGAATAGGGGGTTGAAATGAGTACAGGAACTGAGATTATAGAAAGAGCACTACAAAGAATTGGTGCTCACTCGAAAGTCCAGCCAGCTGCACCAGAGACTATTATTGAAGGGATGAATACGCTAAACTCCATGATCCAATTATGGATTTCGTGGGGAGTGGATATTCAAGTTGTTCCTATCGATGACCCTGGTCAGGACTTTAGCGAACCGCCTGACGCAACGAACGCGATTATCGACAACTTGGGTGTTATGTTGGCTCCTAACTTTGATAATGGCGAGGTTGTTGTATCAGCAACGTTGGCTGCGAATGCGCGTCGTGGGATTACTCAAGTCCGCACACTATACCGAAAATTTAAGGTTCCGAGGCGTAGGCCATCCAGTACACTACCTAAAGGTGTTGGAAATTCCAAAGGGAGTTTCCAGCGATCTGTTTTCTTTGAAGGCGATGTGAGGGAACTTGATGCCTAAAGTTGATCTGCCCTTAGGTTTGGCGGGAGCTGAGAATTTACCTCAGACTAGGCGTGCGCTTGAGAATTGCTTCAATAATCTTGAGAAGCAGATATTGCCACGTCCTGGGATCACGACCTTAGGCTCGGGTTTCACCAATCTTGCACGAGGCTCGTTCAGCTGGAATGACAACTTTTATGTTGTCTTTGGGCAAGAGTTGTTCAGGATCTCAAATATAGAAACTGGTGAAGTTGTGAATCTGGGAGTCATTAATGGCTCGTCTGTTATTAAAACATCAATAGGCTTTAATGATATTGTAATAATG